AAGGCACGCTACAGACACTGACCTTCTCTAAGAAGAAGTCCACAGTAGCAAAGGGGGGAGCCGTAGAAGAGCCCTTAGTGCTCAGACGACTACTGCTGAGTATGTATAGGGGACGAAGATAGATATTTTCCTACATCCTAAGCAGGCCATACTGGACGAAGATGACCATCGCTTTCAGGTATGTGCAGCAGGACGTCGCTTCGGTAAGTCCTTCTTCGCTGCCTACAAGTTGTTCCAAGCTGCTGCACCCACCTCCAAGGTGCGGTCTGATGGGCTGAAGGTCAGTCTGATGAAGGAAGTGGTCTACTACATAGGCCCTACCATGATTCAGGCCAAGGAGAACCTTTGGAACGTGGTGCTAGAGATGGGATACGACGCTGGTGTAATAGCCACTGAGCGGAGTAACGCTGGTGAGATAGTACTCACGAACGGTCGTATCATACGATTCAAGGGCGCAGACGATCCCAACAGATTACGTGGTGTCGGCCTGTCCTACTGTGTACTCGATGAGTACGCCTTTATGAAGCCTGATGTGTGGGAGTTCATTATACGTCCAGCACTGGGCTTTGCAGAGGGCGGTGCACTGTTCATTGGTACTCCAGCAGGTAAGAACCACTTTTACGATATGTGGCTGGCAGCAAGTGATGGTAAAGACCCGGCCAGTGGCAAGCCAACAGATGAGTGGGCTGCCTTTGAGTTCCAGACGATGGACAACACCTACCTACCTGAGAAAGAGCTTCAAGCGATGAAGGACTCTCTCAGTGAGGAGGCTCAGAAGCAAGAGCTCTACGCATCCTTTGAGGCTACTGGTGGTAGTGTCTTCGAGTACGATATGTTTCCTATCATCAAGTGGGACGGCGGGGATGGTGCGATGGCCATGGCAGTCGATCTAGCTGGCTTCTCTAAACAGTCCAGCAAGGGCTCCAAGGTGATCCTAGACGATCATGCTATTGCCATAGCTCTGATACACGATAAGGGTTGGCACATATTACAGGTATTACACGGTAAGTGGGACGTTCGAAAGACTGCCCTTGAGATAATCAAGGCGTGGCGAGACAACGGGAGACCTGAGGTTGGTATCGAACGGGGTATGGCAAAGAACGCAGTCTGCGGCGACGATGGCATATCTGGGTACTTGGGCGAACTGATGGACAAGTGGGGATACTTCACAGTGAAGCCCCTCACACACGGTAACCAAAGGAAGGAAGATCGTATTAAGTGGGCCCTGCAAGGACGCGCAGAGAAGGGACAGATAACACTAGAGCCAGATGACCACCTCCCAGCAGAGAAGAAGTGGGTGGGTAAGTTCTTAGGCCAGTGTGTGGACTTCCCTAACCACCTAGCCAAAGATGATTTATTGGACGCTGTTGCATATATCGACCAGATGACGGACACTGCGGCCAACTGGAATGCTTTCCTTATAAATGACGACTGGTCACCACACGATTACGAAGTGGGATACTAATGCCAAACATCAATATAGACGAACCACAGAACGCCAACATAGGCCGCAAAGATACTGCTGGCGGACTGGTTACTCATATTATGCCTATTGTGCAAGAGAACAGGCAGATACGTGACAGGACCTATAAGCGCAACTGGGATAGATATGAAAGGACATTTCGTGGATTGTACTCGGGATCAGACAAGACTAGAGAGGGAGAGCGATCCAAACTGGTTTCTCCTGCACTGGCTGCTGCCGTCGATTCTGTCTCGGCGTCTATTGAGGATGCAATATTCTCTAGAGACCGATGGTTTGATACTGCTGATGACGTACTTGATACTTCTCCAGATGACATAAAACAAGCCCACAGAATACTTGAGGAAGACCTTGACCTAGCTGGTGTCCCTGACGCTATAGCTAAGATTGTGCTCAACGGCTGTCTATATGGCACTGGCATTGGCAAGATCAACATTACACAGAGAGAGATACGCACGCTCAGGAACGGCGATATAGAACGAGAGCAGAGGGCTTTGGTTACACTAGAGCCTGTGCCGCCATGGGAATTCGTAATCGACACACAGGCTCGTGATATAGATTCAGCCTACTTCTGTGCACATGAGACACACGTACCACGTAAGAAGGTATGGAACCGACAACAGGCAGGCGTTTATCGCAAGGTGGACGTGACTGGTAATACCCAGCTCACCAACCCCGCCTCTCCTGCTGGCATAGAGACCCCAGACAGACAGACTAAGGCCAATCCCTTTGATGGATCAGTATTCGTTACTGAGTACTATGGTCTTGTGCCTGCTATCACACTGCGAGGGCATGCGGAGGTTAAGCCTGAGGACATACAGGGCAACGGCCACGTAGAGGTTATCGCCACCATAGCCAACGAGCTGGACCTGCTTAGGGTCATCGTCAACCCATTCCAGAAGAAGGATCGTCCGATCATAGCCTACCAGCACAACTATGTGCCCGGTAAGTTCTGGGGACGTGGCGTATCAGAGAAGGGCTGGAACTCACAGAGGGCACTGGACGCAGAGCTCAGAGCACGTATGGATGCCTTGGGACTCGTCACCGCACCGATGCTTGGCGCTGACATTACTAGGTTAGGCAACAACCCTGACCTACGAGTGCGCCCCGGTAAGGTGATCATGACACGAGGTCGTCCCTCCGAGGTCCTAGAGCCCATCAATCTGGGCACACTGGATGCCACCACGTTTAACCAATCCTCCGAGATGGAACGTATGGTGCAGGTAGCTACGGGGTCAATGGACTCTAACGCTCCCCTAAATGTAGACAGACGCAATGAGACAGCCTCTGGCATAAGCATGATACAGTCGTCCGCCCTCAAGAGGATGCGACGCACAATGTGGAACATGGAGCGACAGTTCCTCAACCCACTGATTAGGAAAGCATATGACCGCTACATGCAATTTAGCCCGTCTCGATACCCGAAGGACAATACCTTTAGGGTACGTGGCACCATGGGGATCGTGGCACGTGAATTCGAGCAGGCAAATCTTACAGGTCTCTTATCCAATATTCCTCCCGAGTCTCCGCCGTATAACATTGTATTGCAGTCCATTATTGAACTTAGCAATTCTCCCAAGAGGGATGAGATCTTACGTAAGCTGGAGGAACTGAACAAGCCAGACCCAGAGGAAGAGAAGCGCAAGAAGATAATGCAGGCGCTGGAAATGAAGGCCGCCCAAGAGGAGGTCATGGAGAAGGTACTTGAGAATGAAAAGACCAAGAAGGAAATTGAGAAACTCCAAGCCGAAATCGAAGAAATCAAGTCCGAGATTGCGTTCAAGGATGAGGAGATGGATATTCAGGCGGCTAATGCTGCTACGGGTATCGCCAAGGTCAGACTCGGAGAGAAACAAGACGAAACCAACAGACTAAAGATCAAGTCTGAGGAACGTCGTGAGAACATAAAGGCTAAGGCCGCAAAGGGGAAGTCCGGTGACACGAAGTGAATATATCGAAGCAGTATATAGCGTAACGTCTGGGGAGCCTTGGGAAAAGGTTCAGGAAGGACTCCAGTCAGATATTAATAATCTGATACACAGAGAACTAGAAGCCGATACAATGGAGAAGATAATGGAGTTGCGGGGCTTTCGCAACGCGCTCCAATACGTACACGACCTCCGTGAACTGGCTAAGACTGAAGAAGCTCATGCCAACGTATAGCTATCGCTGCACGGAGCATGGGGACTTCGACGAGTTTAGACGAATGAAGGACCACGCAAAGGCTAACTGCCCACTCTGCGCGGCCCCTTGTAAGCAAGTGGTGACCAACGCCCCGATGCTAGACGTTGAGAAGATGGCCGATGCAGGCTGTCCCGGCGCACTAGAGTTGTCGGGTAACCGTATGGAGCAGCGCCACAAAGATGCCGGTCAGAGTCATTCTTACTGGCGAGACAACAACTAGCCCCTACACCGACCTCCGGCGGGGCCTAACTTCCCTACACTCGAAAGAGCGGGATACCAGAGGAGTCATAGACATGGCTAACTACGAAGACTACTTGCCGGGAGGCAAGAACGATCCGCGAGCACCAGCGGACGGGATTGATGCAGAAATCAAATCTGCGGAAGCCGATGAGGCGGCGAGACAGGAACAAGCTAGAGACCCAGCAACCGGTCAATTTGTTCCAAACTCTACACCGCCTAATTGGGAAGATCGCTTTAAGAACCTAGAGATACACAACTCTCAACAGGCTCAAACACTAGGCGACTACCGTAAGATCATTGATGACTTTATCACGAACCCTACACCCGCAGTGAACCAGCCACCCCAACAGGAATCAAAGCCTCTAACTTCTGATGACCTGTGGGAACATCCAGATGAGTCAATCGACAATAAGATAAACATCGCATTGGCAAATCATCCAGCAATTAAGGATGCTGAGAAAATCAAGGAGACGTTTGCCACAAACGAACGTAACCGAAGCGTTTCTGAGTTTAAGGACCGCCACCCGGACTTCGAAGATATCAAAGCAGCTCCTGAATTTGCAAGTTGGGTTAGTGAAAATAACACTCGCGTCGCGTTAGCACAACAGGCCGATGGTTACGACATGAACTCAGCGGACGCCCTATTTAGTCTATACAAGGCAGAGAAAGGACTTGCACAAGTTACAAGTTCACAGCAAGAGACCGATGCCATACAGGCTGCAACACTTGAAGAATCATCTAACGTGATGGTCGCTCCAGAACAGAAGTACTCTCGTGGAGAATTTATTGAAACGAAGATACGTGCTGAACAGGGAGACCAAGAAGCTGTTAGGTGGATCAACAGAAATATTGCAGCGTATCGTGAAGCACTAGGTAGTGGCAGTGTCCGTGACTAAACCCTTACATTAACTATTACCGGAGAAGAGAAGATCGCCCGTAAAACTCAACTCCGAACAAGGATTGGATAATGGCAACGTTATACGCGCCAGATACATCCACAAACGAAACAAACGTTACGACTGCTGCGAATTTTATCAAAACGCTGTGGTCGGACGAAGTTGTGGCAGTGTATAAGGCAAACACGGTAATGGTACCGTTGGTCAACTCTCTCCCATTTAACATGGAGAAGGGCAACAGTATCAAGATTCCGAAACCCGGTCGCGGAGCAGTTTCCGCTAAGGATGCAGGTACTGGTGTTACGATCATCGTTGATACAGCAGGTGTGTTCACTCTGTCGATCAACAAGCACTTTGAGTACTCGCGTCTTATCGAAGACATCGCTAGCGTACAGGCTTTAGATTCAATGAGGAAGTTCTACACGGATGATGCAGGTTATGCACATGCACTTAGCTTAGACAGCATAGTTCATACCATGGGCGCATTGTTCGCTGGTACAGATAGCACACCTACTACGGCTGGTTCGAGTTATTCGAAAGCAGTTATTGGTGGTGATGGCAACACGACATGGGTACAGACGACGTCCGGTAACGGTTCGGCGCTTACTGATGCCGGTATCCGTAGGGCTGTACAGGCACTGGATGACAGCAACGTTCCGGCTCGTCAGCGAGTCCTCGTTGTACCACCTGTTGAAAAACGCAAACTGTTGGGTCTGGCTCGGTTCACTGAGCAAGCATTCACCGGTGAAGCAGCTGGTGGTAACCAAATCCGTACTGGCCTCATTGGCGACATCTATGGTATCCCCGTATATGTCTCCAGTAATGTCCCGACAATCGACTCCTCTGACTGCACGAGCTATCGTGCCTGCCTCCTGTTCCAGAAGGAAGCAGTTGTCGTTGCTGAGCAGGTCGCACCTCGCGCCCAGTCTCAGTACAAGCAGGAGTTCTTGGCCGACCTGTTTACCGTAGATACAATCTATGGTATCGGTTGCCCTCGTCCGGAGGCCGGTGTAGCTTTGATGGTTCCCGCCGCTTAACAGGAGGTAACCTACCATGGCAATTGAAAGTGCAACAACCGCTGCTGTAACTGGATCTGGTTCGTCAAATTCCAGACAGTTTAGGCATGTGTTTAATAGAGTAATCCCAGCACGAGTGACGTTTGAAGAAGACTCAATCGCCGCTGGGGCCAGTTCAGCTGCTGTGTACACCATAACTGGTGCAGCACTCGGCGACTTCGTATTAGTAAACCCACTCACTGACCTTGGAGATGACATCATCTTCACAGCATCAGTGACGGCTGCTAATGAAGTGACTGTTATTGCTACCGACGCATCTGCGGCGACGAATACGTCTGCTGCTACTGTAGGCAATCTCAATCTGCTGGTACTTGGTGTTGACGCAGCTATGTTTGGTGCGGCAGCTTCATACTAAGGTTTCGGGGGCCCCCCTTAATGGGCCCCCACTTATTTATAG